TTGCGAAGCAATGCCCGAAAAGATAACAATTAAATTGCCAGCAAAGATGGAACTTTACAATAGTAAGGATCCCGAAGGCAATATTGTTGAATACGTAAAATTAACAAATTATTTGGCCAGTATAAAGGGCCATGAAATATCTGTTTCAAGAACTGCAATATTATACATTGGCCAACCAGCAATGGATCTTGAGAAGATGTATGAAATTTATTTTATGGCAATGCAAAATGATCCTGCAGCTGTTGTAAGCTCAATGCCCGAAGGAAATGAATCTTTGGAAAGTGGATTAAAACTTTTAAATGATCTTTTTAACAATGAAGACTTTGTTGAATTTGTAAATGATCTTATTGAAAATTTTGAAGCCGATGGGGTTATGAATGAAATTTTGGATGAAATAGAGGAAGAAGAGGCTGCGGCTGAAAGCGAAGAAAGTGAGCCAGAAAGCCCTATAAGCCTTCCGGAACCAAAAGAGTCTCCGAAGCCATCCCGCAAGAAGAAACGCCGTATAATCAATCCTAGCAGCTCTGAGATACCTTTTAAACCAGATGCAGACCCCAACTCTGCTGAAGGTTGGTCAGATAACCCTATGGATTACTTTTAATTTTGATTTTTTAGATCTGCTGGGGCATCCGGGCACAAATCATAGTAAGAATATTTGAACTGACATGTTGCTTTTTGAATCAAAGCATCTGCGCTGTCAACTTGGAAAACAAGACCACTTAATTTTACCGGAACAATGTAATAAAATCTAACATTTAAAACAGGGCATTGGTTTGAAGGATCATAGAGAGTCAAGGTTGCCTGGTGATGCCAATCCTGGTAATCTAAATTAAATTCTTCATCGTTTTCAATATTTGCCAAATTTCTCATCCAAGAATATATGGCCTTCCAGTTATTTAAATTTGAATCAACTATAAACTCAACATTTAAAGTTTCATAGTTGAATTGCATGGTGGGTACTGGAATGGTTGTTCCCAAAATGGTTGGTTGATTTACGTCGGGAACCGTGCATCCCGGCAAATTTGCTTTTTGGCAATTTAATTCAAACTGCTTCGTTCCTCTACCAAAAAACAAAGTAAAGTACGTATTGTAGAGTGGATTGATGTTTGGAATGCAACTCATAAAATTATTTATGTAAAAGCAAAGACCTCCCCATTTCTGGGGAGGTCTCGAAAGGTTTACTTACTTTCCCTTAACCTACCATCTATTAGATGGTGTTACCGTGGAGGTGTGTGATTGCAGTCAAGCGGTAGTATTGGTTCAATCCAGCGGTGAGGGTATCAGCGTCTGGAACGTTGTTGCTGTTGAGAACGAATGGGTTAGCAACAACACCGTAACGGGTCTTGAACGCAATGCGTGGCTGGAAAGTGTTAGGATCGACTGCACGTACCATTTGTAGCGGAACGTATGGGCAGTAGAAGAGACCAGCGTCATATGGCGACTCACCCTTATAACCGGCAACGAAGAAGTTGAATCCGGCTGGGCTATATGGGTCGATGTAGACGCGGATCTTACCACTCAAGATACCTGCGAAGGTGCTTTGAGTATCATCAGCATTGATTTGTGGAGCAATTGCTGGGCTGAGGCTCATGAAGCCAGACATAGCGAGGGCAGCTGCGGTATCGCTATCGCAGATGATGAAGTTGCCCTTACCACGGCGGGTTTCCTTGGCAATTTGGTTGCACTCACGCTCGATTTGGAAGCTAAGGCCACGGAAGCGTTCAGCAGACCAACGACCGTCTGAGTCTTGATCAAGGTCATAAACACCTCTGGTGGTGATATCACCTTGTTGTGAACCTGGCTTGGCGACGTAATAGATGGTCTTGACGATCTCGCGGTTGATTTCAGCAAGAATTTCTGTGCTGAGGAGATTTGCGAGTTCGGCTTCGGCATCCAATCCGTGAACAGCCTTGAGGTCTTGTGCCAATTCGACGGTGTAGTTGCTGGACAGAGCGCGGGTACGAGCTTGTACTGCAACACGGTCGATGGAGAACGACATTTGGTTCCAGGTACCATAATAGTTTGCACTATTTGGTTGATAGAATCCAGATGCACCAACAACGGTGTTGTTTCCGATGCCTTCACCGTTTGAGGTGAGGATACCACGGAGAGCAGTCAAGGAAGCTGCGTTAGGAACAACCGATCCGCTAGCACCGTAGGTGAGGTTGAAGCCAGCAGACAAACCGTTGTAGCCAGCTGGCAAGGTCCAACCAGAACCACCGTAAGATGGTTGTGGCTCTTGGAACATAGCTTCAGCGTAGCCGGATTGACCGTAGGTTCTACCGGTACCAGCAAATTGATATTGCGAACGCATTGCAAAGATCAAGCCGGTTGGGGCAGTCATTGGCTGAACGCCGCAGATGTCGTAAGCCATGAGGTTTGGCATGGAACGACGGATCAATGAAATGAGTACTGGATCGTAACCTGAGACGCTACCGGTGTTATAACCAGTAGAGGTGGCTGGACCGCCGAGGTTGGCGTTGCCACCCATGTCTTCGACTAGATGTTGTTGACGAAGGGCTTGCTCTTGGTTCTCGAGAAGAACGGCAGTAACCTTCTTACGATAGTCATCCTTAATGGATGGAAGTGCCTCGTGATTGAGGACTGGGTCCCACTTTTCAGTTAGGACATCATATGGTGTGTTGTCTTGAAAGTTCATTGTAGTAGTAATCTCCTAGTGAGTTAAAATTATTTAGTAAAGTGAAATTTTAGATCTTTTTATTAAGTCTACCGATTGCGCCAGCATAGCCCTCAACCAAGGTTGTGGGGATTTGCTTTACTGGAGCAAAAGATTGTTCTGGCTCGATGGTTCTTGCTGGCATGGGACGTGAAGACATGTAATTTTCACGAATTGCAACAAGCTTTTCACGATATTCTTCTGAGGTTGTGAAGTTAACGTTTTCCATCAAGCTTTGGAGCTTGGCAACTTGGGTGTCGGCCAAATCACGGGTTTCCGCGACAAAGATACCGGCACATTCAGTTAGCTCAATTTCCTTCTTGAGGTTCATGTTGTACTTGACGGACTCGTTGAGTTTGTTCTCAAGTTCTCTGTTTTGTGCATAGAGATCGTCAAGAACGTTATACTTCTCCGAAGGAACATCAATGTAGTGATTTTCGAAGAGGTTCTTGAGGCCATGGATGAAGTTTTCGGCAATCTGAGTCTTGATGCCTTGCTCAACAGCAACAGCATTCTCGGTCATCCATTCTTCAACGACGTAATCCAGATAATCATCGACTTTTTCAACCAATGATTCTGTTACGTTTTCGAGATATTCTTTGACGTTGCCATCTACGTTTTCAACGATGTGTGCAACGGTTTTCTCAACACGATCAGAAACAGCAGCCTCAAAGACAGCCTCTAGTTGTGTGATGAGAGAAGCATCGACATCTTCGCCCAATAGAGAAACCAAAGCATTGCGGAATTGGTGTTTTACTTCTTCAGTGGTCTCGTATGGCATTGAAGTTGGGGTTGGCTTGACGAGAAGTTCATCTTCGCCGCCCTCTTCACCCTCTTCTTCTTCCATCTCCTCGGAAGCACCAGCCATTGCCATTGGAGCTGTGGGGGTAGCTGCGGGTGGAGCAGAAATTGCGGGTTGAGCGATCATTGAACCACGACCTTGAAGATCAAAGTCACCTTTTCCGGTTGCATCTTGTGCATAGCTACCAAGCCCCATGGCTTCTGCGGCAGCTTCTGAAATATATTTCTTTTTGTTTTTCATAGTAAAGGAATCCTTGTAAATTATTTAGTAGAATTTTAAATTTAAGGTATTGAATAACCCAGGCCACGGTATTTCTTGGCCTCTTCTTCTCTCTTGGCTGCTGCCAAGGCTCTATCAGCAGGAGAATCGCCACGTTCAACGCCCTTCGGTACTTGAATTGGAACGAATGGTTTACCTGCACCTTGAACGCTTAGACCCAGCTGTCCTGTACCAATATTTTTAACATTGGCATCGAACATGTTTGCGCCACTCAAATCTGCTAGATTTCTAAGCATGGCTCCTGCCAGCTGTGGTGGCAGACCAGCTGCAAATTTTGCTGCAGGCCCAAGAATGGGTAGGTTAGTTATAGATTTGGGAAGATATTTTAATCCCTTGGCTACGGCACCGCTTGCAAATTTTCCAACTCCTGTTTCAGCCATGTCTGCAAGCTGTTCAAGAGCTTTACCACCTGCGTACATACCCATGGCACCGGCCCAGTTTATGTTAGAATCTCCGAATAGGATATTTTGATCCATTTCGCTGTCGCCCACTTCGCGGGTTTCTTCACTTTCTTCGGGAGCTGGATCAGAAGCTTTTTTAGATTTTTTTGCTGATGATGGTGCTGGACCACCGACACCTGCACCACCACCCGGCCCAGTAACTTCATTGATAACTCTAACATCCCTTAAAAACTCACAATGAATATTTTCGGTCAGATTTTTATTAAGACCCTCAAGTAAATATTTTTTTGTTTGTTCTGAAAACATTAAAGTTCTTATAGGTTTTTAAAGTAATCGTTGAATACCTTGACAATATTTTGATTAAGGTTTCTGCTAGAAGAACGTCTGATAAGCTTTCTCGCCTCAGCTGCTTCTTTTTCTTGCCATACTCCCTCGATCAACATCCAATCGCGGCCTTCCATGATTCCATTTACGAAAGCATTTGGTGCTGAAGGATCGGCAACAATATCAATTGCGGCAAGCATGAAGTCTTCTTGGACCTCTTGGTAGCCATTTTTCTTTGACAAAGAACCCATTCCACGCGTTGATACACCGAGTTGGGCTCCCTCGTCAATCAAATTTTTAACAATTTTGCCGGTTGGCGTGTCCATGATCTTAGCCTTACCATAGACATTGTTCCCGTCTTCGTGAAGTTCTTTTACGATGTGAGAAACACGATCCAAATTAACAGTTGGGCCAGTTGGGTGGTTTAGCTCTCCGAGAGCACGGCCTTTATTCACATACTCATTGATGTATCTTTTGCATTCCTTGAGCAATGTATTTTGTGGGTATAAACGGCCATTGCGGTTCTTTACGTTGGATTGCATGAAAATGCCTTCGATGAAATATGCTTTTTCACCGTTTCCGACATTTTCCTTGATGTACTTTACATCTTCGTTGAGTTCTGTGATGAGCTTCATTGCTTATTGATCTTTCCCATTACGTTTTTTGCAACTGACTTATATTGCTCTTGCAATCTAGTTGCCATTTTTCCATATAAAACGCGAGAGGTGCTGGACTTAAATCCAACTGCGTTTTCTTCAATGACGTTTTTTAACATTTGGCGGACGTTGTTTTTCATAATACTTGCTTTGCTTTCTGAAAGAAATTTAAATGTTGTTTGAAGGTTATGGCATCAGTAAAGATTTCGGATACCATTTTTTGTCTGTTTTGTGGGTTCAGGCACTCAAACAATTCCTGTAGATCATCTATATTTGATTCGGTAATATTTATACTAGAACCATTTTTAAAATTATAAATTCCTGGTTTAAAATTATCGATAAAATTTAAAAATTCAGATAATTCACCAGACTCTGTGGTGTACGTATCATTAAACAAAAGTTTTTCTGAAACGTTTTCTCTTATTTCTTTCACACTTTCATTTAATTTTAAAGCAAGGGCTTGTGTTATGTTTTGTCTAAAAAAGTCCTCATTTTCTGAGATAAGCCCTTCGACTCCGTGTTTTAATAAAAGTTTTGTTACGTTTTGCATCATTGACCCTGTTCTTCGGCTTGCATTCCCTGTGCCGCTTGCTGTGCTGCAAGAGCAGCTTGCTCTTGCGCCATTCTCTGGCGATCAGCGGCCATTTGACGTTCCAGAACCATAAGAGTTTCTGGAGTAAATTTGAGAATATCTGTTTTGACGTAATCGGTAGAAAAATACTTTCCGATGTATGGCTCTACGAAAGAAAGCATCTTTAACCGTTCTGCTAATATTTCTGCCTCTTTTAGATCCCAGAAATAGTTATCGGTGTTAAAGACAAACTTGATATCAGTCTTCAGATGCTTCCAATCGTCATCCGTCATAATTCCTTTAAGAAGCAACTGCACTCTTAAAGTATCCAAGAACAACTTTGAAAACTGAAATCTTAGTCTATCTATAAACTTGTAGAACTTAATTTCTTCTCTTGTAATTTCCGTTGAACGACCCATATTAAAACCGTTGCTTTCAGGTTGCAAACGACTCATGGGAACATTTAAAGCCATGTAGAGTTTCTTTTTGAAGTATTCCGCATCCTCAATTTGAGAAAGAGATTGTGCACCCGGCAAAGTGGTGATTTCAGTTCCTCTTGATCCTTCACGTCGGGGAAGCCAGTAATCTTCCAACACTGACATGAACTTGCGTTCATCACGAACTTCTCCGGTATCTTGATTATATACCAAACGAGTTCTAAAACGGCTCATCATGTCACGCATGTACTGCTCGGCTTTTTGTTTTGGGAGCTGTCCTACATCGACATAGAACACTCTACGCTCAGGGGCTCTCGCAATACGGTAAACAAGAAGAGCATCCTCCATCTGACGCAACATGTTTAAAGGACGAATTGCCTTATAAAGATAACCCAATACGCGCTTGCTGTTTAGTTCAACTAGACCAGATGGAACATAAACTATGCTATCGGTGGATAAATGCAGACCCTGTGGTCCAGTCATTACATAAGATTCTTTGTCCGTATTTGTATAAAGATAGAATTCTTCGATGTCCGTTACAATTTGAGTTGGAGTGCTACCAGATTTTCTATCAATTTCTTTTTTAACCTTGCGGACTTTTTTGATTTTTAGGGGATCGATAGGAATAATCTCTTTGATTCCCTCGTTTGGTAGATCTTTGTCTATTACGATATTGTAATAAATTTTTGAATCAATATACCATCTTCTAAAAATTTCATATGATCTATGATTAAAATCTAGTAAGTGAAGAATGGTTTCAAATTCTCTATAAATTTTTGTCTTGATATTATCAGAAACCGGGCAATTGCTTAGGTCTAGTTTTACTGGTTTGTGATCTGTTCCAGGAACAATTGATGCATTTACAATCTCATCGATTGCATTGTCCAGTTCAGGATAAACTGACATGTTCCGATACTGAATTATAGACTGCGACTCATCTTTCATGGTCGCAGCATAATCAAGAGCTGTGCCGAAGAAACCACCTGCTTCGATGGTTACTGTGCCATCATAAACCTCTGGCTCGGTAAATGTCTCAATCGGATTTGCCTTGCGGTCAATTTCCGGTTTTTTCTTTTTTCCAAACTGAAATCCTAATATATCAATTTCCATATATCACCTTGTATCTGTTATTCCTTCAATTTCAATATAGTCGTACACAATAATAACGTTAAAACTATTTAACGTGTTTGGATTGCCCATGTTTAAGGTAACTTGTTGGATGCCAACGGGCCAACAACCATGCAAGACCCATTCTTTTAATGGATCTGCATTGCCATTTAAGTCTAAATGCTGGATTCTCCAGTCATATGCTTTATAATCATCCGCATCAAGGGCAGAAATATTGGTATCGTGATTGTTTATAAAATCTTGCCATTTTTGTAAACGGCCCCATATATTTTGCCCACCGGTATCATCCCAAGCAGTAAATGACCAAGTTCCGTAATCTTTTTCTCCCGGATAGTGAAACTTTCTTCCAAAATAATCATAACTGATCGTTTTGGACGCAGCATTGGGTATTGTGGTCGATCTTACGTGAAAGTCTGTAAAACCACCGCCAGTTGGAAAATTTCCACTGATACGAAATCTATTTGATCTGGTTCCACCATAGAAGTTGTTTTTAAAATCAATTAGCATTTGTATTAATTGTAATTGTCGTCAATGGAAATATAATCAAACGTTAAAGTAGCACTAAAACTTACGAACCCAGCTTCTCCCATGTTTAGATTTATTTCACCAACTACGGATGGCCAGCATTTATATAAAGTGATTGTTTTTAAAACAGTTCCATTTAAATCCAATTGCTGGATTGACCAATCTGTCTGGAGACTGGTAAATGCATAATCGTCGTCATCTACCAAGTGCGTAAAGTGACCATCCATCAATTCACCCCATCTGTGTAGGCCCTTCCAGATGTT